CGTCCTCGATATCAATATCACCGACATCTTCCGCGTCATCTTCCGCGACATCTTCCGCGTCTTCTTCCGCGTCTTCTTCCGCGACATCTTCCGCGTCTTCTTTCTCGTCTTCTTCCTCGTCCTCGATATCAATATCACCGACATCTTCCGCGTCTTCTTCCGCGTCTTTTTCCGCGACATCTTTCGCGTCTTCTACCGCGTCTTCTTCCGCGTCTTCTTCCGCGTCTTCTTCCGCGTCCTCGATATCAATATCACCGACATCTTCCGCGTCTTCTTCCGCGTCTTTTTCCGCGTCTTCTACCGCGTCTTCTTCCGCGTCTTCTTCCGCGTCTTCTTCCGCGTCTTCTTCCGCGTCTTCTTCCGCGTCTTCTTCCTTGTCTTTTTTGATAGTATCATAAAGTTCAGATTTGGTTGTAGGAGGAGATAATTGTTCTTTATCAGGTTCTGGTACACTAGATGTTTTAATTATTAATTTTTTAGGTTTACGTTTAGATTTAGATTTAGATTTAGATATTAATGTGGTGGGTGTAGGTCTAGGTGTAGATAATTCTTCACTGATAGTTTTTTGTGGTTCAGGTTTTTCTTCGTCTGGAGTAGGTGGTTCTGTTGATTTAGATTCGGGTACACCCTGCACATCAAAAGTTTTAGATTCTGATACATTCATAGACTTCAGTTCAAACATATCACGTTCGATCGGAGCGTCGACACCCTTATCGTCGACACCCTTATCGTCGACACCCTTATCGTCGACACCCTTATCGTCGTCACTCTTATAGTCGTAACTCTCATCGTCCTCGCTACCCTCGTCATCATCATCATCAAATAACTGATCTAATATATTGGATTGTTTACCTAAACTAATAGGTTTAGGTGTTATTTGTGGTGTTTCTTTAGCTTTATTGCCATCTTCAAAACTTTTTAATTTGTTATTACATAATGATTGCACTTCTTTGTCGTCAATAGTATCGGGTATTAAACCTTGTGATAGTCTTATTAATGTATCTAAATAAATAGGTACAGTTTTGATATAATTAATATTATTTATGTTATTAACACTGATATTAATACTGTTTGCATATTGTTCTTTTTTAATTATAATTTCAAATCCTGGATTAGATTTAACTTTTAATTTTTTAGAATCATTTATATCTAATTCAATCTGAACGTTGTTATAAAATTCTCTAATTTTTTTTTCAGCATCTTCTCTTAATAAAGAAAAATTTTGTTGTAATAAAGACACCAGTTCTTCTTGTGATTTTCTAAGACTTAATTGATTAGTAATAAATGCATTTAAACTATCCATTTCATTAAAGTTGGATACACGTTTAAATTTTAGAAGTATTTCTTTATTTAGGTCATCTTTATAGACATTAAAAACGTCATTTAGACAACCCAGATATTCGGAAACAACCATTTTTTTTTTGATTGACAAATTAATAAAATATGACATGTCATTAATTTCTATATTATCATTGTAAATACTTTCAAATGTGGTAAATGTGTATCCACTTTGCTCTAGAAAGTTTTTAATAATAAGGATGATAGGATTAACATTATTTTTAATAGTCTCTTCAAGTTGTATTAAGCTAACAGGGAATTTTAAATCCTGTATTTCAACTGAAATTGAACCGTCTTCTTTAAACGTACATATTATTTCCAAATCATCTTCACCAATTAATAAACACGCGACACTTTTAGATTTAGCAATTATTTTTTTAAATTTAAATATTTTTGCTTTATTTAAGAATGGAATTTTGTTCCCATTTACTGCTGTTTTATCAGTAAATAATCTATATAATTTTTCTTTTCTATTTCCTGGATTATATTTTATTAATGGTAATATTTCACTGGTTCGCAGTAATTTAAATACAATATCAAGTGGTAATTTAAATTGAATTCTTGGATATATGGTAAGATATACATTACTTATACCGTTCATGGTGTAATTTAAAAGAGCATTTTTTTTATTGAATATTTCATATAATAAGGTTACGTTATTAATGCTTTTATTAAATGATTTAGATCGTATTATTTGTTTGGTGTCTTCTATTAAACTTCTAATTTTCGTTTGATACAAATCAATGTCATTAAATAATAATGGATAATAAAGTTTTGTTATCGCTTTAGTTTCAAGGTTTGAAAATTGTTCAAATGTATATAAATAAATGGTATTTTCAAAAATATTTTTATAATCAAATAAAACATTATCATTTTCGGTTACCATTTCATAATTATCTAAGATTTCGGCAGTTGATTTGTTTATAAAATTATGAGGATTTGTAATAAAATAACGCATTCTATTATTATTTCTAATACCCAATGGTTTATCAATCAAATACATATTATTTTCAATGTTCATTTGTAAAATATCTTCATAGCCATATTCATTTTTTTCTATTGCATCAGGGTTTATGTCTTCAGGGTTAATACCTTGAATATTTGTGATATAATTAAATAAGTTGTTGTAATCAATTTGACTAGTTTCTTTTGTTAAATCACTATAAACAATTTGACTGGTAAGCATTTCGGTTGTTTTGTAGTAAAGATACAACTCTTCGTAAGCGACATCAACATCCATTGCAGTAATTATTTTATATTTAATAACTTTAATTGTATCATCAACGTTTAAAAAATAATTAATGAATTTTACAGGTATATTATTTTCATTTATGTATATTAATTCTTGTTTATTGAATAGATTTTCAATACCGGTTTCATTAAAGTTAGTTTCATAATTTGCATAGTCATATCCTGCAAAGACGTATATCTGTTGTATTTTATCATCTTTCATATTACAAACCTTGTATATTTGTGACATATATATAAAGAGGTCATATTATTTATAAATAAATATGAACTTTAATATTATAGTAGCAGTAGATACGAATAATGGAATAGGATTAAACAATACTATTCCGTGGTATGAACCGGAGGATCTGAAACATTTTGCTAAATTAACTAAAGGAAATGGTAAAAATGCCGTTATCATGGGTAAAAATACATGGAATAGTTTACCGCAAAGGTGGTTACATAATCGTTTTAATATAATAATAAGTAGAAATTTAGATATATCAGGGACCAACTTTCAATCGTTCAAAGACCCAAAAAAAGCTATAGAATATTGTATAAAAAAAGAATATGAAACGGTTTGGATAATGGGTGGTGGAGAAATATACAATTATTTTATAAATAATAATCTGGTTGATAACATTTACATAAGTAAATTAGATAAATGTTACAATTGTGATGTATTTTTTCCTGAAATACCGGATACTATGGCTTTGAATTCAAGAGAAAATTTGACTAATACTATTAAACTGGAGGTTTATTCATCAAATAATGGATCATTGATGAATAACCCGTTATTGATAAATGATGGTTTATTCATCAAATAATGGACTATTGGTAATTGGGTCACCACAATAAACTTCGTTGTCCACACTATAATCTACAGGTGTATATACTTTAATTTCAACAGCATTTTCTAATAGAAATTTCATATTAGCCCAAAATTCGGGTTTATGACCTATGGATTCGGTCATTACGTGTGCCAATTCATGAATAGAAACAAATACAAGTGTATTTAGATCGATTAATTTCTTATCATGATTACTTTTTTTATTTAGACAGAAAGCTATTTTTTCGCCTTTATTTTCGCTGTAAGCGGTATGCTCGCTAGTTGGTAGTGTTTCAGATATTCTTTCTGCATTAAAACCTTTAACTAAACGTATAACGCGTTCATCATCTGGATATTTTTTGCCAACATAATTAACTAATTTTTTCATTATTTCAACCGCGCTAGCCAATAAGTTTGCTGCATCATCAATATTATTACGATCGCGTACACAATACCGCTTCCCATTCTTATCTGCAATGATACATTTTAAATTAGCCCAGTCACTGTTCATGTATCTATATGAAACATATACTATTATCATTATCATTACAAGTTGTGACGTATTTATTTTAATATTCATTGTTATATATAACTAACATTTTTTTATATATTCCTCAAGTAGTTTGAGGTCGCATGTTTTATAATCATTTTTAAAATCTTTTAGTTTTATAAACTTTGGTTTATTCATTGAAGCGGTTTTATAATATAAATATGGACCATATTTACCATTTCTTATGGAAGAATCATTATTAATTTCTCTGATGATATTTTCATTAGTTTTTTCAATGATTTGTATAGCATCATCAATCGTAAAGTTTTCTTCATCTATCTTAGATTGAATAGATTTTTTATTCTCTCCCCACGTTAAATAAAGTCCAAATTTACCTTTTTTGAGAAATACGTCTACATCTTTATATTTTCCTATAGACTCAGTTTTAACGCATCGTTCAATAATATCCTCGAGTATAATAGTTCCTTTTTTTAAGTTCTCTATATCAATATCTTTTTTAACATTTTTAAATGTAACATTGCTGCCAATGGTACATTTAATAACAGGTCCATTTTTTCCTATTATAAATGTGTGGAATTCATCAATTGGAATAGATAACTTATTTTTTTTTGGAATAGTTTCAATTGTTTTGATTAGTTCTTTATAGCATTTGTCACACGATTCGTGCCATATTTTATTACCTTTAGCTATTATATCCAATTCATCTTCCATATTTTTTGTGTAATCATAATTGAATATTTGATGAAAATGACTTATTAAAAACTCTATAACCATATGTCCTATTGGCTGTATTACAAGACGATTTTTTTCATTACCAAATTCTTTTTCATGTGAAATCTCTTCAATTGTATCATCATTTAACTCAAAATCTAAACAGGTTATTTTTTTTCCTTTAACGTCTTGTTTTTTTACGTATTCGCGTTCCAATATTCTTTCTAACAAAGTAGCAAAGGTTGACGGTCTACCTATGCCTTTTTCTTCTAGTATTTGTATAAGTTTAGCTTCATTATAATGTGATTTAAGATCTTTCATTGTTACTTTTGATGTAATTTTGTTGTAATTGACTATTGTGTTATTTTTAAGAGAAATCATGTAAGCATATACACTATTTTCTTTTTCGTATCCTGCGACAATTTTCCATCCTGGGAAAATTACTAGTTCTTCGGTGTTTTTATATAAATGTTCTTCGGGTGTTGTGATGGTAGCTGTTACAGAATTGTATTTAGCTGGTTCCATACAACTTTCCAACGTGTTTTTCCAAATTAATTTATATAATTTTTTATCACGTGATTCCATTGTATCGGGAGCATTAACAATTTCTATGTTTGTGGGACGTATGGCTTCGTGTGCTTCTTGTGCTTCAACGGTTTCGGGTTCTTTTTTTTTAGATTTTTTGGGTTTTTTTTCGGAACGTTCGCTTAATTTATTAACATTTTTATTTAAATATTCTTCACCGTAGTTGTTTTGTATATAGTTTTTAGTTTTATCTATAAATTCCTGTGAATATGTTTTACTGTCAGTTCGCATATAAGTAATTAACCCAGCTTCATAAAGTTTTTGACATATTTGCATAGTTATTTTAGGTGTAATATTTAGATTGCTACTTGCACTTTGCTGTAAAGAACTTGTAGTAAAAGGTGTTGGTGGATTTTTGGTTGTAATTTTAGGATTTAAACAATTATATATATGGTCGTGATTAACGCTTTCTTCTAAGAATTTTTCCACAATACATTCATTATCATAACAATAATTAAGAGTAAATTGAATATTTATTTTAGTAAAATATCCGGTGGTATTATATACTTTTTTTCCGGGAGACGCATCAATATCTTTTTGATTATCGTACACCAGTCTCAATGCGGGTGTTTGACACCGACCGGCACTTAATCCGGTTTTTGAATTCCTGGCAATATTCTCCCATAAAATAGGACTAATAGTATAACCAACAAGCAAATCTAGAATTTGTCTTGTTTGCTGAGCATTTACTAAATTAATATTAATTGTTCCGCAATTATTAATTGCATTTTGTATAGCAGTTTTAGTTATTTCATGAAATATAATACGTTTAGTAGTCTCTACTGGAAGACTAAACAATTTACATATATGCCATGCTATACCTTCACCCTCACGATCATCGTCCGTTGCAAGAATAACCTCGCTTGCTTTTTTAATTTCTGCATTCATTATAGAAATATGTGCTTGTTTTTCTTTTAAAACCGAAAATGTAGGATTATAATTATCGTCAACATCTATACATTTCAATCCATTTTCAGTGGCAAGATTACGAATATGTCCGTAACTTGCTATGCATTTATATCCTGAACCTAGATAGCCTTCTATTTTTTTACATTTAGCAGGTGATTCTACGATAACAAGCTTATAAGACATACTTATTAATAAACCACAAATATTTATATTTATTCAATTATTTAATTAATTGAAACGAATTTATTATATTGAATATAGTTTAAAACGATGGAAGATTGGGGTCAATTTGTATTAATTGATGTTTCTAGAAAAAATTATTCTTATACAAGATTGAATGAAATATATAAAATAACTCAAATCAATGAAATAAACGAAACTGAACGAACCTGTGAAACCGGTGAAACCTGTGAAACCTGTGAAACCTGTGAAACCTGTGAAACCTATGAAATTGATAAAATGAATGAATTTAATGAAAACAAAACAAGAGGTTTATCATATATCATAAAAAAAATTATATTTTCAATATTCTATTTGAGTCTAAAAATAACATACTGTTATATATATAATGAAACGGGACTTGTTATTGATGGGAATCGTAGGGTTTTTAGTAGCAGATACCTACTATGATGGTAAATATTCTAAAAAGTTTAAATCTTATAAAAAGTATTATAAAATAAGTGTAATACTTTTTTTTGGATTATCAATGTATTTATTTACGAAAAAACATCCAGAACAAAGTTATAGTACGGTTTCGCATATGAATGGTATGATAAAACATCTACCAATAAATAAAGATTCTGCGGATATGTTAACTCCGTTATTATCGATGGTTGACAAAGAGAAAGTGATGTCTAACGTAACTACTACTACACCGCAATTTAAACGTATGCAAAATTCTGGAACTACGAATACTAATACGAGAAGTGTTAGTGGAACAAAGAAAAAATATATAGCGGCACAACAAAATTGGAAATGCAAACATTGTGATGCACAGTTAGATGCGTGGTATGAGGTAGATCATATTATAAGATTAGATAGGGGTGGTTCTAATCATGTTACAAATTTGGTAGCTTTATGTAGAAATTGTCATGGTAAAAAAACTACATTAGAAACATTATAATTTATAAATCTTACAATAATATAATAATGGGACTTTTAAATATAATATCTTTTGTAGGAGTCTTAACTATATTATATGCATTGGTGGTTTCAGGTTCATTTTTCTTTATGAGTTCATTTTTCTTTATGATAGTTTGTATAGCATTAATCGGTTTTTATATATTTAAAAAAAATTTTAAAAATATTATAGTTAAGACATGTATATTCATATCTTATGTTATATCTGGTGTTTTATTTTACAATATTGATAAAACTGATACAATAGTGAAAGGTAATAATAAAACCATATTATCTTATTATATTTGGACGATAGGGTTTTTAGGAACGCTATTACTAACGATTTATCCAAGTAAAGATTTTAAAGAAGGTAAAGATATATATGTAAAAACTGTATCAATAGTCACGATGATAATATCTATTATAGGTTTTTTATATGTTTTTACTGACTGGATATC